GGTTTTGACCTACGTTGATATGTGCCCATCATGCCCTCTACGCTAAAACCGCCGCTATCGCGTCATCAACCGACCGGACTACCTCAACCGGCCAGCGCTCCGCAAACGCAACCTGACCGGGTTTTAAGCGCCCTTTGGCGGTTTTAATCTCAACCAGCATCCAGCGGTTGAGCGCCCGCACCCGCACCAGCAGGTCAGGCACCGAGCCGCCTACCCGCGACAAATCGATCACATCGCAGCCCATGCGCTCAAATGCGCGCTTGATTTCGCCGTGGTTGGCATCAACCCGTTTTGCTCTCATGCGTCCCGGCCCCACACGCCCCATTCCCGGCACGATGGCGAACACCACTCGACCACGCCGTTTATTGAGTAGCCGCACCAGACCGGGCACGACGTTTTGCTAGTGCCTTCGCTTTTGCTGCGTCCCCGATCATCTGCGCGTGCGCTTCGCTCGTTACCGGCCCCTGATCCTTGATTCCCATGACCTCGAGAATCTTGGTGTGTATCGCAAACCAATCGCCAGGGGCCGACAGGTCGCAGGTCAGGATTGGGGTTTGAACGGTCCATTTCACGCTTTCTCCCGCGCCAAAATCTCCGCTTCAGCGGCCTTCAGCGCCGCCAAATCATCGGCATCCGGTGGTTTGTACCCTGGCGCCGGTTTGCGCGCGAACTTCGCCCCCACCGCGTTGATACGCTCCCACATTTCCTGCCGCTGTTTTTCTGTCATAGGCTGCGGTTTCGGCCCGGCATCCGGCGCGATCCTGCCTGCAACCGGCTTAGCCTCGGGGATGGGCTTGCGGTCAAGCCAAGCGCGCTCGAGCGCGTCTATCCAGCGGCCCCGGATGTCCCGGTAGGGCATGGCTTTCAAGTCGTGATAGCCAATCTCCCGCGCCGCCCAAAACACGCTGCAATCCGACCAACCATCCAGCCGCCCGATTAACCGGCATGCTTCCGCGTGAGCAGATTCCGGGTTCGGTTTCGGCCTGCACAGCAACGCAAACTCAGGCAAAGTCGGAGGGAATCCGCCAAGCGAATTTAGCCCGCGCTTGAGTTCGGCAGGCGTCAAGTCTGCCAGCTTCGACGCCCATGCCGCTTTCACTTCGCCCAGGTTCATCCCGCGCCAACGATCCGCAAACAGCGTTCCGTAGCTGGCAGACATCACGGAAAAAATCTTCTCAACCCACGGCAGCGGCAACGCGGCCCGTGAGTTCATCAATGGTGCGTTTTCTCTCTGCGTCACGGTCGTTTTGCCCATGCTGGAAACTCCCTGATTTCGGGGGGTAAAAGGTCAGCCAGCCCTTTGCGATGGACTGGTCAAGGCAGGCTTGCGGGTCGTGGCCCTGGTCGCGCAATTCCTCAAGGCTTTTGACTGCCAGCGTAAGGGCGTAGGGCGTAGCCGCAGCCCGTTTTTTTGCTCGCACCTGCAACCAAGCGCCCCATGCGTCAGGGTCCAGCCAAGGCGGCGCGGCGAAGTCCGCGCTTGGTTTTGCTTTTGCCTTTACTGGTTTTGGTTTATGGTTATTGGTTTCTGGTTTTGGTTGGTTCAACACTGGTTCAACGGGCGTTGAACTGATGTTAATCGACTGTTGTGCGCTCGCTTGACGGCGTTTTTCAGCAGAAGCTTTTCCTGCAAGTGATTGTTTTTCTTGATTGTAGTGATATGCCAAAATCACGTCATCGCACCGAACATTGCGGTAACCCTCGCCATCAACAAAGAAAAACTCATCCAAAACCGCTTGGAGCGCCGTCTTTTCCTCGACAGTCACGGCCAACAGTTTTCGCGCAAGCTTCTCAAAATCGGTCGCAGGCAGTGGCCGTTCGTCCCTGTAATACATATCCAGGCATTCCCGGTACAACGACCGTTCAACGCGCGTTAAATGCCGCGTGGTCATGTTGAAATCACCGATATGAAACGGGTAATGATTCATGTTGCCTTTAAAAAACAAAAACCCTGTTTTGGCGGATCGCATTCGATGGGCGGCTACCCGGATTCTTCAGACGGGCTACAAGCGTCCGAGAACCAACTAACGAATGCAATCCCCAAAACAGGGTTTCGCTGTAACCAAGCAAATTCACGGGAGCCACCCGCAAACTTGTCCAAATTGAATCATAGTTGATCCGCGCCTGTCAAGTGTTTATGCCGCTTGCCATAACAACTTTTGCCCTTGTAGCGCCGCTGCCGTGTCGATCCTCGGGCGGCTAGGCGTGTTCCAATTCCCGCCGCCACGCTCGCCAATCAATTTCCAGCCAGCTGCGCGCAAACTAGCGCCACCTTCAGACGGCAAGGTATACGTCACCAGCCTTTGATAACCCAATGCCTTAGCAACCCTCCACGCAGCCCCGTAGAGCATGCTGCAAGCGTTCCTAGCGCCATCCGTACAGCATCGGTTCACTTCCAGCGTTAGCCCGTTGTCGCTCATTCTGGCGACAGGGCGCCCCACCATCGCCACGCCGCGCACCGTATCGCCTTCGCTGACTGCAACGCAAAATTTCACACCCGGCATGGGCTTGTGGTGCCTATGGTGCATGGCAACAAAAGCATTAGCCTCAGCAAAATCGATTGGCGTCACGCGAAGGCTCATTGTGTTTATCCACCGCTCGCAACGATCTTGCCCAACTCACGCAGGCGCTGTTCTGCTGCCTCGCGCTTGAGGCGTTCGGCGGTTAGCTCGCGTTAGTGATTCATGCAACCTCTGCAAACGCAAACAGGTCTGGCATCGCCACCTCGCGCTCAATCGCGCGCAGGTACTTGAGCCCGTCCCTGTAATAGGCCGGATTAAGTTCCACCGCCCGCCCCTTCCGTCCCAGTTTGATCGCCCGGTACGGCACTGTGAACAGCCCGCCAAAAGGATCAAACACTAGGTCGCCCTTGTTGCTGTAGCGCGTGATGATCCGGTCCACAATGTCAAATTGCAGCGGGCAAATGTGCTTTTCCTCGTTGCGCTTTGACTGCTCACTGTTCAGCGTCAGCATGCGGTTCACGTCGTGCCACACGTCCGGGTCATGGCTTCCCGGCGTCATGCAGGCAAACGTAGAAGGAAGCGCGCCTCGCTCGTCCAACGCTTCGGCCAACTTCACATGCTGCTTGTAGTCATAAACTGTTTCGAGCGAGTACTGTGCAAATACCTTGCCCAGCGTATCCGGCCCGAAACCGGCCAACTCGTCAGCCGTCAGGTGCCGATTTCCCGATGAGCGCCAAAACGCGCCAGCATCAATCTGCCAGCGCCCGCGCGTGTAATCCGCCTTAGTCTTAGCCACCGGCACATCGGCATAGGCGCGACTGGTGTCGGTTGGCAGCTTGCGGAACAGCAAGATATATTCCGGCGAGCCGACGCCCATCTTTGAACCGTCCTTGCACTGCTCCGACCAACCCAAACGATAGGTCTGGTTGTTTTCCCGCACCACATCAGTAACAACCGTAATCATCCCCATGTAACGGAAACCATGCTTGCGGTAATGCACGATGCAATCCGAATGAAACGGGTCAACCGTCGGCATGCCGTCGCCGGTCACATTGCCGAAACGGATCCGGTCTTTAACATGGATCGCCGCCACCCGGCCCGGTCGCAAAATGCGCAACAGTTCCGGCGTCAAATAGTCCATCTGCAAAAAAAAACCAGCGTTGTCCGGGTTATGCCCGAAATCGTTATAACTGGCCGAGTATTCGTAATGATTGCCGAACGGAACCGATGTGTGAATTAGATCGACTGAATCATCAGCCATAAGCCGGGTTTCGGCCACGCAATCATTATTCGCAACTAAATAGTTTTCGCCCTTGGCTTCAACCCTGGCAAGCCCAATCGAGCGCGCTAGTTGCTTTTCTAGGCCCGTCGTTGACAGGCCATGCTCGCGGATGATTTCGCCCATCCGAATCCGTAGCTTCGAGTCCTCATCCCACTTCGCCTGCAACGCCGTCAAAATCTCGCGCTCAGTCTCCGTGTAAATGATGTCAACGCGCACCGGATGCACCTGGCCGAACCGCTGAATACGGTAGATCGACTGGATAAAGTCATTGAACTTGTAGCCAATGCCGACAAATATCGCCCGATGGCAATGCCGCTGAAAATTGCAACCGCTCCCGGCGATTTCGGGCTTTGTCGACAGGTACTTGAAATCGCCATCACTAAACTCAATGATGCGCGCTTCACGGTCGTCCAAATCCTGAGAGCCGTACACGCTAACCGCTTCCGGCAACGCCGCCTTGATGGCGTGACGCTCCGCTTCCAAGTCGTGCCAGAGAATGAAATGATCTTCTGGCGACTCGGCAATGATAACGCAAGCCTGCGCTACCCGTTCCGCAATGCTGTCGCGCTTTTCGGTCGCCGCATCCTTCAACCCGATGGCCGAATCGCGGATCAATTGACCCTGGCCGTCACGATCCACGCCGCCCTGCAGGTCTTTCACCTTGACCTCGTGATACCGCACGTCCAGCGGCGGCATCACGTAGCCATCATCGCTGTAACCCAAATCCGACGGCGTTTGCACAAACATCGCCCACGAGTGCAACCACACAAAGAACTCTCGCTCCATGTGCGGATACAACGTCAAGTTGTTTGCCTGCGTGCTATCGCGCTGGAAAAATCGTGTCAGCGCCTGACCGGTATCCATGATGCCCAAGAATCCGGCGTAGTGAATCAGTTCCTTGTAGCGGTTCGGTGAAGGTGTCGCGGTCGCAACGAACTTGAACCGCACGTCGCCAAATAGCGCGAGGAATTCCTGATACGTCTTGCTCCCATAGGAGCGCAGCACGCTCGCCTCGTCCAAGCTGATGCCGTCAAACAGGTTCACGTCGAGCTTGCCGTCGCGCACCGATTCATAGTTCGTCAGGTAGAACCCGGGGTAGATCACCTCTTCCGACCGGCGCACAAAGTTGAACGTCAACCCAAACATATCGCGCGCATCACGCGCGAACTCCTGGCGCACGCCAAGCGGCGCAATGACGAGATACCGCCCCGGCTCGCGCTTGTGCAGCAGCCTCAAAATCTCAATCTGCATGGCGGTCTTGCCCAAGCCAAACGCCGCAAAAATGGCCCGTTTGCCACCCTTCACCGCCCACCGCACGATGTCGCGTTGATGCGGAAACAGGCGTGGCGTCATTTCATCGTCGGTTACGTCAAAACCATGCGCCGTCGAGAACTTGAACTTTGATTGCAAAAACTCGGTGTAATCCGCTAAACTGTTTTCAGCCATTGCGACTCCTTGCTAGTTGCTACTGGTTAGAGGCCCGCAGTTGCTGCTGCGGGTTTCGTTTTTTCGGCGCAGTTCTTTGCGCCGCTTTGTGATTCGTTCGCGGTTTGTCGCCCAATACAGCGCCTTTTGTGCGGCGCGCTGCTCTGGCGTTTGAGGCGTTCTCGGCTTGTTTTTGTACCGAGCCTTGCGCTGTGCAGAAATCCGCTCCTTGTTTTTCGCGTAATACTCGGCATCTTGCCTGCGCTTAATTTCGGTCCGCTGTTGGGTTGTAAGAGTGATACGCGGCTTAGGCAGTTGTTTAACGGGAGAATCATCCTCGTCCCAGCACAAGCCAACAAATCTCCCCGGCATGCCAGCCAACGACTTAGGCACTCGCAACTCAAAGTAGGTCACAGCATCACCGCCAGATCCTCGGCAATTGCCGACGCCATGACCGGGGGCGCATACACGCCAACCACTCGTCTAGCGCGGCCCTTAAAAGCCTCGTTGCACTCGTAACTGCCCACGGCTGTGCAGTAGCAAGTGCCGCGCCGCACATACACCATGCGCGGCAAAAGCGAGTTGTTGATTTTTCGGGCCAGCTTTTCGGCCTCGGTCTGGATGTCAAGCCTCATCGTCTTCATCCAAGTTATCCAGAAGCGCCGCGCACGCATCAACGAACAACAGCACCGCCACTAGGGCGACGGCAATCGCAAGAAGTCCCAATGACATGCTCATTCGTCCACCTCAAACAACGCCAACACGCATCGGATGATGAGCATGTACAGTCCAACGCCGATAAACAGGTATGCAAGAGTCATTTCATCTTCTCCAATGCTTCCCGCACGTAATCCGGGCCGCTATCACTCGAATACAGCCACTCCACAGCGCGCATGACTTCCGCAAACTTGCGCGCTTTATCAACGATGTAGCGCAAGCGTCGATTGGTTTCCTCGTCGTGTTCCGGCTCCCGTTCTACGTAGTCGCGGAACGAATAGCCAGGTATGACTTGACCTGCAATGTCTAGCTTGTGCTCAAGATCATCGGCAAAGGTCTGCACGCGCGAATAAGCGTAATTGAAACTACCGCCGCTCATGCTTCCTCCACCATCGGAAACCTTGCCAATCCGGTAGCACGCCGGAACACTTCCATTTGCCGCGCAATGACAATCGCCGCTTTCTCGGATGAGGCTTCGACGGTGTCGCGCTGCCGGATGTTGGGTAGCCACATATCGCCGGATTGAATCGGCGTAAGTTGTTGGAAGGTGTTGTAGATCATGCGGCCACCTTCATGGTTTCAGCTACCTTGCGCACCCTCTGGCGGGATACGCCAATGACCTTGGCCGCTTCGGAATAGGATAGTCCAGACTCCAGCAACTTCTTGATCTTGTTGCGGCGAGCCTCAAACTGCTTGAGATATTTGGCCCGTTCGGGCGTAATCTGGTTCATGGAGAATAGCCTAAACATAACGAAACCTGTTGTCAACGGTTTCCCGTAAAATATATTTTCGTTTGGCGCTTGACAACTGGTTAACGTGCGCGATACATTGTCTCACGCGCTGCACTTCACGCAGCAGACGGAGGAACAGATGGCAACAGTAGAAATTAAATCATGCTACAACGATGCAGTTTTGTTCTCCTGCGATGTGGCGGATAGCGTTGATAGCGGATTGAGATTGCGCGTCGCGCTTGAGAAAGCGACGGCAAGCGGTGCCAATTTGAGAGGTGCCTATTTGGGCGGTGCCAATTTGGGCGGTGCCAATTTGGGCGGTGCCAATTTGGGCGGTGCCTATTTGGGCGGTGCCAATTTGGGCGGTGCCAATTTGGGCGGTGCCAATTTGGGCGGTGCCAACCTGAGCGGTGCCAATTTGGGCGGTGCCTATTTGGGCGGTGCCAATTTGGGCGGTGCCAAAAGCGCAGAAACCGCTATTGCGATGACGCGCATTCTTCCTGAAGGTACTTTGATCGGCTGGAAAAAATTGCGCTATGGCGTCATTGCAAAACTAATGATTCCTGAATACGCAAACCGTTCGCATGCGTTTGGCCGGAAGTGTCGCGCCGAGTTTGCCGAAGTGCTGGAACTGCATGGCGCTGAAGTCGGTTATAGCCAGCACGACAGCACGTTTGTTTATCGCGTTGGCGATGTGGTCAAGCCGCATAAGTGGTCCGAGGATTGGCAAGATGAATGTGCGGGCGGTATTCACTTTTTTATTACTCGATTGGAAGCGGAGAACTACGTATGACCGAGAAAACCACCCCGGAGCCGGTGGCGTACTTTGCCAAACGCCAATATGGCGGCGTAGACCTTTGGGAGCAAGTACATGCCAAATATGCCCATATGTCCGATGTTGTGCCGCTGTACGCGCACCCGCCCGCCATCACCAACATCTGCGACACGATCCGCAACGCGGGCATCCTGACCCGCAACGACGTTGC